AATCATGAAGGGCATCCGCACCAGTGGGAAAAACAAGGGCAAGCCATATTTTCAAGATCCATCCAAGTATGACCACCTTGTCGAGCTGGGGACCAGTCGCACCGCGGCAAAGCCTTTCATCCGTCCTGCAGTGGATTCGACAGGGTCCCAAGTTCTCGGAGAAATCGCCAAGGGTTACACCAAAGGACTGGCCCGCGCCGTCACCAAAATGAAAAAGAAATGAGCTGGCAATCTGACATCGTGACTGCAATTTTGACCGATTCCGCCGTATGCGCGATCATCGGCGAAAATGTCTTTGCCGATGTGGCACCTGGCAGCACACCCGCGCCTTACATCGTTTATCAGCAAATCAGCGATGGCAGCGAAACAACGTTAGACGGAAAGCGCCCTGTGATTTTTCCCTTGGTGCAATTCTCTTGCTGGGCCGCGACCAAAGCCGGTGCGATCGATCTTGTTTCCAAGCTGCGCACCGCGATTGAGGGGAAAAACCTTGTCGGTGAATCAAACGTTTCCCTTGGCTTTTCCAATCAATTTTCCACGCGTGATCAACAAACGAAACTCTTTGGCGAGATCGTCGACTATCGCGTTTCCTGCAATTCAAACTGACAACATTCAACAACTAAAAACATAATACCATGGCAATCAAATCATTTGGAGTAAGCGTTACGATCGGAGGAACTGCAATCGGTGAACTCACGGACGTTTCAGCAAACGGCGTCGATGTGAATTTCATCGACACAACGGCACACGATAGTTCAGGTTCGTGGAAAACATTCATCGGTGGATTGACCGATCCGGGCACGCTTGAACTTACCGGAAACTACAAGCAAGGCGATGCAGGACAAGCCGCGCTTATCTCAGGGCGAGGCACTAGTGTGGCGGTCGTCATTACATTTAGTGATGCAACCAACATGAATTTCAACGCTATCGTTGGAGGTTACAATCTCAGCAACCCGCTTGACGATAAAGTCGAGTTTACTTGCTCACTCAAAATCACTGGCGCAATCTCAATCACAACTTGATTATGACCGACGCCATCAAAATCGCTGGTCGCGACGTTGTAATTTCTTGGAATCAGGAGGTTGCAAAGCGATTCAACTATCGCCTTTCGTGCATTGGCGGTCATCCAACAAAGCGGGACTTGACAAATCCCGCCACGGCATCCGCCGCGGTGTGCAAACTCCTTTGGGCGTTGCTGCCATCAAACGAGATTGGAAGATACGCGACACCAGAGGATTTATTCGTTGCCATCGACCAAGATACGGAAAGCGAGGGAATCTCACAAGCGATTCTTGCCGTTTTTGCTGAGATGAATCCAAGCGTGGAAAAAAAAAGCACTTCGAAGAAATCGCGTTCGCCCGAATCGAACTCGGATTAACCGAAGATGAATGGATGCAGTGTCACCCTGAGCAGGCGAATCAGTATTTTGAAACGTGGAAACGAAAACAGGAACGAGAGCAAGCAAGGACAGCGGCACTGCAACACATCATTGCAGTTTCTGGCGGCGTCAAGATCAACGGCAGAGCGGCGAAATTTGAGGACTTCATGCGAACTGAGAAGAAAAAGAAAAATCCAAAACTGGCAGAAGCACAATTAAAAGTCGCGTTGCTAGCATTTGCAAAACCTGAGAAGAAAGAATCAACATAATGGCAGGATCAAAATCAATCGGCGGAGTATTTGCAACGCTTTCGATCAAGGATGTGAACTTCAACAAGAAGCTTAAATCTGCTGGCGATAGCATGGCGAAGTTTGGCACGTCGGCGCTCAAAGTTGGAGCTGTCGCCGCTGCCGGCATTGGCGCAGGACTAGCTATCGGCACGAAGCATGCTCTTTCCATGGGTGGCGAACTCACCGACCTATCCGCTCAGACAGGAGTGGCTATTTCCGATTTGATGCGGATTCAACAAGCATACAAGGACAACGGGCGCGAGGCGAGCGCAGCGGGCAAGGACATCAACAAGATGCAAAAAGCTATCGTTGACGCTAGCAACGACCCCATGAACGATCCATTTGCATCCATTGGATTGAGTGTTGACAATCTCATGTCGATGAACCCGTCACAGCAATTTTTTGCCATCGGTGACGCCATCAAACGAATTCAAGACCCAGCGAAACAAGCTGCGGCATCGATGAAGATTTTCGGCAAGGGCGGCGGTGAGCTTCTCGCGGTTTTCAAAGGGACATCGCTTGACGAAGTAAACCAGACCCTCGGGAAAAGCGTCGAAGTCATGGAACAATTCGCGAGCAAGTTTGACCAAGTGGATGATGCCCTTGAAAGATTGCCTAACAAAGCAAATCAATTTTTTATAGGGTTTACTGCTGGAATCGTTGACCAAGTTATTCCAGCGCTTGACCAAGTGAACGGATACGATTTTACAGATATCGGGCGATCAGTTGGAGAGTTTTTTGGCGCGGCCATCGCCTTGTTTGGCGATGATACTACATGGGATTTGTTCGTTCTAAATGCCGAGCTTGCATTTGCAAAAATCCTAAATCTCCCAGTGTTTAAGGAGTTGACAGCCGCTGCAATGCTTATAACTGGCGATAAAATGGATGTGGTAAGACCGTTTGTAAACGGTGGATATGTCGAGCAAGTCGAAGGTAAGATTCAAGGGATCTACGACCAGATTGCAGAAAAGGCATCTGCTGAGGCAGTCAAAATTGACCAAGATCGAAGAAAGAACAAAGTCGATCCAATGGCGGGAATTTCAGGCGCTGCGCTATCTGGAATCTCTGGCGCCATTGTAGCGGAAACCATCGCGCCAACCATTGCCGAAGCGGTAACCATGACAGCACCATCAGCCGCAAGCATTGACATTCCAGAAGTGCAAAGCCGTCAAATCGATGAGCATCAACGTCGCGGATTGTCTTTGTCGAAGAATCCCGGAGTCGTGCAAGACAAGCTTTTGTCAGTTCAAGAACAGATTCGCGACATTCTCAAATCAGCAAAGATTCAAGGCAAGGAACTCGTTTGGAGTTAAAATATTATGGCAGCAGAATCCATCATCGATTACAAAAAACCTGAATTTCCGAAGATTGAAACCACGGAAAGCGGGACCATTACACGGATCGAGTATATCGGCAACGGTGTGACTGGCGTAGGTGACGCGGCAACCATCAGCGCGGCATTGCCGGCGGTGGGTGATAAGTGGGGCAACTACGCAGGGCTGGTCAAATCGGTTAGCAAAGAGCCCAAAGAGAACACCGACATTCTGGAGGTGTTCATCACCGTTGAGCAACCCAAAGACAACACGGACATTGATGCCCAGCGATTTGATCAATTGCCCAGTGACTTCGGAAGATTTGGCATTGCTGCGGGCGGCGTTGAGAATCGGCTTGGCTCCGGCTCTCAGCGCTGTCATTTCCGTGGTGCGCTGTAGTTCCTTCGGCAATTGTTCCAATGCCCTGCGAATCTGTTCAATGCCTGTGATTTTCACTACGTTGCTCATGCGATCGCCTCCGTGGTTAGGGTTGTGAGCAGCATGGTCGATTTCCGCCCCTCTTCTTTGGCGTGGTGGATGTCGAACACTTCGTTCTTGTAGCTCAGACGATAGCCCGATGCCGCTTTGAGTCCTTGAAATTGTTCTTTGTAGCGGATACGCCATTGCGTTTGATTTTCGGCGCGGTCCGCGTCGGTGATCTCGCTTTGTTTGCCGCGTTCTTCGACTTTCTCCGCCCACGAATGGCATACATCCACCCAAGATTCCACAAGGCCGCCCGCTTCATCCTTGGTAAGAATGCGCTTCTGAATTGTGACCCTGCGATCAAGTTTGCCGATGTTCGCCATTAGAAAAACCCTCCAATCTTTTGGTTTTCAATCAGTGCCTTGAGCGTGAAAGGGATTTCATACGTCGAGGCATACGCCACAGGGGCGCGGTTTTCGTAGAAGTGGGCCACCAGCATGCGGATGGCATGCTTGCTCATCGCTGGGGCGCAATCTGTGCCCGCGGTGAAGGTGATCTGAATCGCATCGATCCGATCATCCACCGATGGCGGCGAATTTTTGAGCTGAATCATGCCAGGCTCGGCCGTGGTGATCACGCGATAGTCGCTCGCGCTCATGGTGGTGAGTGTGTCGGCATCGGGGGCATAGTATTTCACCGATGTGACCGACAAAAGCGGCGTGCGGTACAGGGGGATTACATACGCCGAGGTATTCTCGATGCGCCCGATCTGATAGAAAAGATCCTCCCACGTTTCAGCGGTCATTACATACGTAGCAATCGCCGAGGCGCGGCCCGTCAATGCGTCAAAATATTCCCGTGCCACCGGAATCAAGTCGCTGATGTAGGCTTGATCTTCGGTGGAATCCACGCGCAAGTGCTCGCTCGCCTGAGCCAATGTGATCGGCTCGGCGTCAGGTTGCGCAGTGATGGAATAGTGTGGGCGCATTACTTGCCTTTTTTCTTACGTGCTGCGTTCTCGCCCTGGGGCAATTCGGCGGTTTCTGATTCTTCTTTTGTAGTCGGCGTGAAATAGATGGCCGCGCCTTCGTTGATCAATTCGATGCACGTTTTTTCGGGTAGCTCCACGATGCTTCCTGTTTCTCTGTGCTCGCTCAGGGCGAGGCAGTCACGTGTGAATTTTACAAATTTTTTCATGATAGGAAAAAGTTAAGAGGGGGCGGGCTTTTACCTCCGCCCCCACTGTGTCATTGGAATTATGCACCAAGAGCGTCAAGCATCGCCGCGAACGATTTCGGACGAACTACGCCGCCGTCATAGTAGCAGTTAGCCACAAGGGTATACAAACCGCTGATCGCGTTGGTCTTGTCGCGCACCATTTCCAAGGAAACGCCACCCCAATATGCTTCGTAGAAATCCGCGAAGTTTCCGAAGAAAATCGCAGAACACACGGAAGAGGATGTTCCCTTTGTCAAGGTGCGGCTGATTGCGTTGGTGAACGCTGTACGGTAGCCGTTGAGCATGCCGCTATCGCCAAGGATGAAGTTTCCTTCAACGCCAGAAGATTGGCGGGCGGTTTCCTTGAGCTTCTTGCGGATTTGTCCGTTAGAAGCGTATGCAAGGTTATTCAGCAGCGCGTTTTGTGCGTCAACTTTTTCCTCGAGTCCGGTGATGTGGGTCCAAGCAGGGGCAAGACCGTTAGTCCCACCAGCAATGCTGCCGATGCCGCTTGTGCCAGCGATACCCGTAGGCTCGTTGGTTCCGCCACCGTGAAAGAATGCCGCTTCACGAACCGCGCCCATTTGCGTGGTCAGGTGATTGCGCAGGATTGCTTCGATTGCACTTGAAGATTGCTTCAAGAGTTGCTCGCTGACGTCGATGTAAGCGGGCAAACGGCGAGGCGCAAGCGAGAGCATGGCAGTCGTTGGCGATACTTCATCAGACGATGCATTTTCCGCTTTCTTCGCTCCCGCAGTGCCGGCAATGATGCGAGGAATATCGAGATTCCCAACAAGACCTTCCAGAACGGTAGAGCCAAGCCCGCGCAAGATGGAAGCATTGAAGAAATCATCAAGCAATCCAGTCTTGTTGGTAGCTACTGTCATTCCGCCTTGGTCGCCCGTGACGGATGTAGTTCCGGTTGCGGTCATGTCGCGATTTTCACGACGAACCAACATGCGAGGAAGCACGATGCCAGCGGTTTGGATGCCAGCGGCGCGGGCCTCTTGCAAACCTTCCGAAATCATTTCAAACTCGATGCCGTCAAGGTTTCCACCACGTGAACCGCGAGCATCTGCGTGCATGTGGTTGAGCAGTTTCGCCATGTCGAAACGGTTCACGTCACGTGCTTCTTGCTTAGTAAATTGCGGCATGTTTTGCGATTCACGCGCCATCTGACGCACTTCAGCATTGATCAGCGAGGTAAAGCCGTCCGCTTCTTTTTCAAACTGATCGAGCTTGGTTTGCTCGTCCGCTGTCAAGCCTCGATTTTCGTTGGCGGCAGCGTCGAGAATTTGACGAACTTGAGTGACAAGCCCGCCCCGTTTTTCCTGTAGTTCTTTCAACTTATTCATTTTTTAGGTCGTTAATGGTTAGGCAGGCTTTTCAATTAAGCTCAGTCGCCGCTGCCAGTGGCTCAGAGAGTGTTTCTCATCAGGTTTTGGCTCTGATGTTTTGCGAAATTCTTCCAGCGATCGCAGCGCGACCGTGGCATCCGGATAAGCGGGGGAAGTAACGGGGGAAACGTCAAAAAGGCGTTTCACTTTGGTGATGGTACGATTCACAATCGTGGGTCCGTCACCATCTTTGGTTTCTTCCCAGCGTTGGCCGTTTTGGTCGACTTGGAACGAAAAAGAAGATTGATCCACATCTCCGCGCTTGATGCTGGTGACCAGATCGCGGCCCGCTTGGGTGTCGGGCGCTTCAAACTCGTAGAACAAGCCCACGTTGTCGACGCCGATTTTCAAAGTTCCTTCGCCGTTTTTGGAACGGGCAAGGATCAGATTGTTATCATGATTGAACAATGCGCGGACGTCATCGTTGAGAACGTCATCAAATGCACCGGGTTCGATGGTTTCATAAAACTGGTAGCTTTCGCCACCGAGATTTTCGCTCCGCGTGTTGAATTTCGCCGCATAACCAAAGATTTTTTGCGCGCTCTCGGGTGCACCGTCAGCCATGGCGCGCAATTCAAATTGCGAGGCATGCAAGCGGGTTTCGCGCTGGGAATGTTGAGTGATTTTCATATTCTTATTCTTCTACGGCCACAATCATGACATTGACGGCGGCGGTGTTGGCTATGGCGTAAATGGTGCCGCTGGTCGGCGTGAACACGCTTGCTTTGCCCGCAGCGATTTTGAGTTTGAAAACGGTCAAGCCCGAATCACCGCCGATCTCGATGTAATTCGTGGCGTCAAGGTTCTGAATCATGAGCTGTTGTGGCGCTCCGGTGATGTCGCCAAGGTTCAACGTCTCGGCCGTGGTGCCGATCGTTTGCGTGGCCTGCGTCATGTCAGCACCGGCCATATTGAAACGGCCCGAGACAGTTTGTCCCACGTTCGCGCCCGATTTGGTCGCTTTGAGATTCAGTGAAAAATATCCTTCGTTTGCCATAATTACACGGGGGCGGTTTGTTGTTGTTGCTGTTGTTGGGCGATGGTCGGATTTTCAAAATCATCGCCACCATCGCGGTTCATGTAGCCAAGCTCCGAACGAACTTCATTCGCGGAAAGCACCTTGATTTCACGCATCACTTTGAAGAAGTTTGCGCGGGATTCTAGGGCAACGTTGGCAAGCTCATTACGGTCAAATTCGTAGTAGTAGCCCTGACGAATTTCGTCAGTGGTCAGCAGAGTAAACGCAAGTGATTCCTCCCATCCGCGCAAGTGTGAATCGATGCAGAAATTCAGGAATCCAAGTGTTTGCTGTTCAATCCCCGTACCCCAATTCGATGCGGTAGAATCACCGATCATAAAAGGCGGGATATTGTAGATCCGCGCAATTTCTTGCAGTTCAAAACGGCGGCTTTCGATAAATTCGGCATCGACCATGCTCATTCCATTGGTCTGCTTAAAATCAAACGTGCCGTTGATGATCGGCATCCGTCCGGAATTGTGCGCGCCCCCGTAGTTTTGCTCCCATTGCAAGCGGGCGTCATCGATGATCTCTTTTTTGAGCACGCTTTGCGTGGTGAGAAACCCAGGAAAACGAGCGCCATTTTTCATCAGCGATCCCGCCGCAAGTGTTTGGGCCATGGATGTTCCAATTGATTCGCGCAAAAGCGTGATCGGCGACAATCCGCGCACGCCGTCTTTGGAAAGTTGGCGCACGTGAACAATATCGGACCGATTGAAAATGCCCGATTCGTCTTTGATCTCGTAAGCGACAAATTTTTTGCCGTTGGCGCGCTTGATCAATTTCGGCTCGATTTCAGAGGGTGCAATCCATTGCAGTTCACCAGGGCGAAAAGAGGAATCGCGGAAAACGCGGGCGTATCCGTTGCCGCCGAGGCCCTTGCCTGTTTCCATGAGTTGCCGTAACTCAAATGAGGTGTGAAGGTCACCTGGAAGGGTGATCACATCGATGGCGGGCCGATTCTTGACCTCTTCGGGTCCTTTGGCCGTTGGCCGGTAAAGGTAGATCGGCAGCTTTGCGATCATGTTCGCAAATAGCGAAACGCACGCCGTGACTGCCGCGACCGTCAGCGAATTGTTTTCGTTGACGTTTGCCCCGCTCGAGGAAGGATTTCCCAGAATCTGAATGATCCGCCCATGTTTCAAGTCGCCGACCTCTTCATGTGTTGAGCGTTTTTCGGGCAAATTGCGCCCGATGGGCTCCAATCGCGTCACTGGTTCGGCGCTCGGGACATCACGACCCGAGCGCCTTGCAGTATCTTTACGATTGAAAAAACTCAGACGCACAAACGCAAATTATCTTAATGCAATCAAATTGCAATAGTAAATCTTGTGCAATAGTGAAAATTTCACTTAAAAATTGAAAAATGTGGTTTCATCCCCTGATTTGTCACGCAACATCGCCCGCCCCAGCGCCATGATCGTGCCGACAACGGGGTCTATTTTGTTCGTCGGGCTCTCTTTATTGGGGAAAACGTTGTCCTTTTTGTCGATTTTCCCCGTAGTATTGGAGATTGCCCACGCCAAAACGGGATCGCCGCAATGAATGATCCGGCCCGATCGTATCAGCGCATCCAGTTCTTTCATCGGTTCGCTCATAGTGAGGACCGTGTTTCTGTATTCCACCATCGGAATTCCTTCTTTTTCCAGTGCCGGAAACACACCCCATGCGCGGTTTGGGTCGCTTGGCATTTCTTCGACCTTGTAGTCCTTGCAAAACGTCAACACATCCTCTTTGAAGTGGTCCAGGTCCGTCACCTCTTCGCCCGCCGTTTCAATCCATCCCGCGATGTGCCAATTTCGATAGTGCTGATTCTCTGGCAAGTTCAATGTCGCCTCGGGTATGTAGTATTTTCCGAAAAGTGCATATCGATCATTCGGCAAGCAAAACAATTGCATCAGCGCTACCAAGTCGTGCTTGGACGCAAGGTCTCCCGAGAGGTAGCAAGGAAATTCCTTGTAATCAGCCCGCTTGATTTTCCGCCCAAGTTTGTTCCATTCGGCAAGATTGAAAAACGCCTCTTTCACGCTCACCCACAAATTCAGATGCTTTGTCTTGAATGACCCCTGACGGCTTGCCCGTTGCTGTGCGCTCTTCATGTCGGCCATCATCGCGATCGGTTCGATCGAAACGCCCCAATTGGGATTTGCCTTCATCAACGCTTCCTTGCAATCCCAGCGGTCGCCCTGGTCAATCGTGTAAATGATGCAGAATGTCGTTTCGTCTTCAAACCCGTTTGCACATTCAAGGATCTTCTCGCAGTTCTGCCAGTCCTCTCGACACGGCCCACTCACATCGGCTCCCGCCGTCGAGATCACCATCGAAAGCGGTTGCTCCCTCGCCCCCATGCCCGTTTCCATCGTGTCGAGCTGGTCACTGGTCGAA